ATTAAGCCATATACTAACGTTATTCTGTTTACAAAATATTCTCATATCAGTAGTACACTCATAATGATAATTATGCTCAGAAATACCCTTTAAAACCTTTCTATCAAGATTTAAAGAGTTATAAGGGTCAATCATAAAACCATCATAAGACCAAGCGTTTTTAATATGACCAGCTAAGTTTAATAATTCCTTATAAGTGTATGGAGTTTGTGTATCAATAAATTTAAAGTGTTCATTTATAAAATCACCTTTAGTATTCATTGTTTCCTCATCTATTTTATTTATAGGTAATCCACACATAAACTCTACTAGCTTTCTAATTAAAGCGTATGCTTCATTCTCTGAACTATAAACCAACCATCTTATTTTATGTTTTATAGAAAAAAGTAACATCAGATATAAAACAGTAGTAGTTTTTCCAACGTTTGCGTGACCTAGCATAATGTTAAAATTACCATACTTAAATCTTAAATGTTCATCTAAACTAGGTAAACCAAGTTTTAATCCCTCTTGTATTTGACCTGTTCTTACTTTGTTTAGTTTAATTAGTTCTTTGTTAAAATCTATTATCATTGTATTTGTTTTGTTTAAAGGTATAAAAAAAAGGGACATTAAGCCCCTTTATAGTTGTTTCATTGTTAAAATGGTAAATCATCCTCTGTGACTAATTCTCTATCAGGAGATTGACTATTACTATCAACAGTTTCAGCTTTAAATACTTTCCAAGCTTGAAGAGAAGTGTAATACTTTCCCTGATACTCTTGACATCTAACATTAAAATCTACTTTTACATCACTACCTTTTTTATTGTATTTCAAAAAAGTGTCTACCTGTTCAACTCCAAAAACTTCAAAACAATAAGTATTATTATACTTTTCATTTGTTTCTAAAATAAAGCTGGTCTTTTTCCATTCACCTTTTGCACTCTTACCACTCTGAGTATCTAACAATTTTGTAATCTTACCTGTTACATTCATAATTTATAGTTATTAATTTATTTTTTAAATGATTCTGATTCATCCTCTCCAAATACACCAAGCTCATAAAAGCCTGTTAATTTAAGAACTGCTCTACTCATAGCTCTTTTTTCTGCCATCTCAGCAACATACCAACTATTACAATTACCATCACTATAAGACTTACCTTTTAATGCTGATCCAAATGTTTCTATGCTTTTACCATCTTTTTCAGCTAAAGCCTTAAATACTGCGTAATTAGGTTCACACCTAACAACTTCATAATATATTACTATTTGCTCAATAGCTTGTATCTTATCTATTCCCTGTCTAGTAATAATTGTGTAATGTTGATGCTTAAAAAAGTCATCTTTGCTTAACTCATATTTTTTGTACAAGTTTAATAATTTGTCTTTGTTCATTTTGTTATGTTATTAGTAAATAAATATTAAGTGAAATTGTAAAAATAGCTAATACAATAAGTAAAGCTATTATATAATCATTTTTTTTCATCCTGTTGTCTTATTTGGTTTTCTAATTCTTTTACTCTAGTTTCTAAAGCTTTTATTCTAGCCTGATAGTAGTCTGTTAAGTCATCAGATTTAACCCTTTGAATGTCCTCAGAGTATGTCATAACTACTTTTGTTTAAATTCATAGAAACAATCATAAGGACTAATAACCTCAAAAAAGAATCTCATATCAGACCATCTTGTATAAATTATATCACCTACCCACTCTTTAGATTCTAATTCCTCTACAAGAAGAGATGTTAAAGCTGGGTACTCTTGATTTTTAGATTTTAATACTTGTTTAAATTGTGGCTTTAAACGATCCATTAAATACACTTTTTCCATTTTGTTTGTTGTTTAATTAATAATAATACAATATTAACAAAAATTAAGTTATAAACAAAAAAAAAGGATATCTTTTACAATACCCTCTTTTCAAACAAAACAAAATGATAAAAAAAATGCTAATAACCTATATTTTTTAACATAACAAACATAATCAATTTTTCATAGAATTTACCAAATCTGTGTATTTATTTATTAACTCTATCAATTCAAAATCTGTAATCTTTAAAATTTGTTTAGATTTTATGTGTAATGCTTCAGCAGTACCACTACCATACTTTTCATCTAAATTCAAACTAAATTTATATTGTTCACCATACCTGAAAACATTACACCCAGCACATTGTACCTGACAATTTATATCATCCCATCTAGTTGAATAATGTTTACGAGATTGAAAATGTCCGTTTTGTAGTTTCTTATAGTGATCCTGTTTGCCACAGGTAAAACACTCAGCTATATTGTTTTTAGCTTCACGCTTTCTAATATAAACACTAAATATAGTATCTAGTTTTTTAACTAAAGTTTTTCTTTTAGGTTTTTTAGCCATTGAATATAATTCAGAATATCTATATTTATTATTTATTTAATTATTTAATTATTTATTTATTTAATTATTTTTATAATTTAATTTGTTTAAACAACAATTATTAATAAATGGTATAAAGTTATATATTTATTTTTTAAAATAAAAATAATAATTTAATATAAACTCTAATAAATTTATTTTTCTTTCAGTAAAGTTAGGAAATCTAATGTGTAGAAGCTCGTGTAAGACATCTCTTAGCCTTAAATCTCTATCGTGATAAAGTATAGCACTTTTATTTTTAAAGTCCCTATAAACACCTATAAAGTATCTGTCCTTTATTGGAACTGTTAAATCATAAACGACTTGATTTTTTAAAATAGATTGAGTTTGTATATTCCAATCTTGGAGATGTAAAAAAGATTTAACTTTTTGTATCATTTTTTATTTTAAAAACTTTCTCTACTGATCTTACACCAAAATAACCACCATAAGCTAACATCATAAGTCCTTTAAGTAATGATACCCACTCAGAACCCACAGAGAAGCCTTTTAAGGAGCTATCTAGTATAATGTATACAAATAGTGTCAATGTTAAGAAACCAAGTGTTAAAGGTCTTATATTCTTTGTTAAATAGCTTTCTGTTTTATTATCACTTTCCCAGCGTTTAGTTATCTCTTGCATTTCTCTCATATCATACTCTAACTCTTTAAGAGATTTATCTATTTGCTCCTGTGTAAGTTCTTTACTGTTAGTAAGTGTTTTAATTACCTGTGTAAAATTACCTGAAGCAACATTACCTACTACTGATGCAACATCTTTAAAGTTTATGCTTCTTAAAAAATCACCTACTCTAGTAGTTCCGTTTTTATCTTTATATTTACTCATAGCATTATATCCTCAAACTCTTTTAATATTTTAACGTGAGATTCCCAGCCTTGTGATTCATAAAGATTTATCATTTCATCTACTGAAATAATTACTATTTCTGCGTGTAATGAATATAAAAATTTATGAAATTCTTTAGGAGATTCTAATAGTAATAAATCATCTACTCTTAACTCAAAGTCTTGCCCCATCTAGCTTTAGTTTTTCTTATGTCATAATGAACAAAAGTATCATAAACACCTAAACCACCTTGTAATAAATGTCCTCCATAAATCATCTCATCTATAAACTTTGCTAATACTTCAGGCTTAAAACCACTAACTTTAATGTCTGCTGCTTTTCCTAAAATATGTTGTGATGTATCTTTTGATCCTATACTACGATTATGATTTAAACACCTGTAAGAATTTGTTACTCTTATAGGTTTATCTATAATATCTCTTAGTATTTGTAGCTGACCAGCTAACTTAATAATATTTGATTTGACATCATCAGGCATAACACAACCACACTTGCACTCAAACTCTGATAATTTAAAATTTTTTGTCATTTATCTTTATTCATTAAATACCATCTCTGAGCAGTATAGCCTATTGAAACTATTAAAAGCAATATTTTTAGAATATCATCTATATTAGTCAAAGACAATGTAAAAGATATACTATTTAAAAAAAATACTCTAATATCCTCTATGTTCATTATATTTTATTTTCTTGATAAGGCACACCAAAAAACGAATGTGCCCCCTCTCCTTGTACATTTATTTGATAAGTTCCCCAACCATAAGGATTTTGTATTCTGTCTACCCAAAGTACATCTACTGAATATTTATCACTATATACAGGAGGAGTTATTTCATTACCATCAGCATCATAAGTTGCTGGAGTAATTACTAGAAATCCTAGTTTTACTATACTATCTACCATATCAGGAGTATAAACTCCCTCTATTTCTGTTCCAAGAGCTTCTATTTTATCTAAGGCTTGTTGCTCAGAATTAAACTCATATTTGCCAATTTTTATCGTCATAATTATTATAAATTTAAAATACCTAAATACAATATAGCTGGAGCAGTTGTTGATATTATATCTAACACGCTAAAACCTGTTTTTTTCATATCATAAATCTCTTTAGATACTGCTAAAACAAAAGTTGATAATACTGCTATTTTACCATCTAAAAAATGGAAAGCAACAAAAGAGAATAAACTTCCGTAAAAGAAATGTAATAATTTATCTTTTGGTAATGATGATAATGTTTCTAGTAATGTTTTCATATTGTTGTTAATTCAGTTAATTCATCGTCTGTTAATGCTTTGTCGTAGACTTTTAAGTCTTTAGTGTTTCCGTAGAAAGGTAAAGAACCTGTACCTACATTAAAATCCAATTGGTTTAATGTTCCTTCAGCCCAAACAGAGCCACTTGTATCAGAACCAATTTCAATACCATCAACCCATAAAGCAAAATCATTCTCCTTGTATTTGAAAGCTATTTTATGAATATCCGTTTGACTTAAAGCGACGTATTGAATAGATGACTGAGTAGAACTTGCTACTTTTGTTTGGCATACAATTTTATTTGCAGTACTCGAATAATACATTTGAACTATGTTTCCTGATGTTCCATCATTTAAGCTAATAAGTCTAATACCATCATTATCCACTAAAGCACTTATTTCTGCGTATAAAACACCCTCTAAACTATTAATCGTTGGTGTAGCATCAACACAAGATTCTTGCGCTCTTGTTACTGTTGTTCCACTTGTAGGTATGTAAGATGTTGCGTATGATAATTCTTCTACTTGCATACCCCAAACATAATTGTTTTGACCACTTGCACCTGCATTTGTACTCCCATCAGCATCACATATTCCTATGAATAATTGAGCACTTCCTGTTGATTGAGTAGCTACAAAAGTATTGGTACATCTATACCAACCATTCCCATAATCTTCAATAGTTGCTGAAGTTGAATTAACTGTACCAACAACACCATTCTCTAAATCGAACCAACATCCTGTTGAACCACTTGTCTTATGCCCAAGTCTTATCCAATCATTATTCCCTTTTTTAGCGAATACTGAAAAAGTATAAGTATTTCCTATTGTAAGAGTTATAGTATTGTCTTCTATAATACAAGAAGAAGTAGCAGTTGATTGAATTAAGTCAGCGTTTTGAGTACCATCAGGAGATGTTGTTACATCTATTGTAGTTGTTAATGAACTCGTACTCCAATCAGCACCTTCTACATCCTCACTATAATCAATTACATTAGTAGAAGCAGGTTCAAGTAAAAAAGAACCTTTATCTGTTGTTGTGTATGCAGTAAGTTCTTTAATACTTAAATCCCAATCAATGTCAAATGTTTGTGTTCCATCATTAGTAAAAAATACGTTTGAGCCACCACAAGTAAATGTTATGTCAAAAGATTCAACTGCTACATTGTTTTTTTCGTAAGACGAACCATTGTAAATTGCATAATTTGTACTACCACTATTAACAGTAGGTGTGCCTATTATTCTGTATTGTTTGCCAACAGTTAAACTATTCCATAAAAGTCTTGGTCTTAAAGTA